AAATACCTGCCACGCTCCTAAAATTAAATATCAGTAACATGAAAAGTCATATCTGAACATGGTATGGCTTTTTGTTTTGTCCGGAATGAGGAGCGCAGAGGATGAACAGACGCAGGAGCCGGGGAAATGAAAGGAGCGAGGCAATAAATGAACAGCAGCATTGAAATTGTCATGCGGAAGATTGGAGAACTGAAACCGTATGAGAACAACCCAAGACATAATGATATGGCGGTGGATGCAGTAGCAGCATCTATTCAGCAGTTTGGATTCAAAAATCCAGTTATCATTGACAAAGATGGAGTGATTGTCGCAGGACACACCCGATATAAAGCGGCAAAGAAGCTGGGAATCACCGACATACCATGTATCAGTGCAGATGATTTATCGGACGAGCAGATTAAGGCGTTCCGGCTGGCAGACAACAAGACCGCAGAGCTGGCAGAGTGGGACGAGGACTTACTGGGAAAAGAAATGCAGGGAATCATAAACATTGATATGAGCCAGTTCGGATTTTCTGTTGGGGAGGATGAACTGGGAGAGGAGATGCAGGACGATAAGTACACTCTGAAAGTCAAAATACCGCAGTATGAAATTACAGGAGAGTGCCCGGAAATATCTGATATGCTGGATAGCAGCAAGGCGGATGAGCTGATACAGGAAGTTGAAGCCACAGACATCCCGGAGGAGATAAGGGAGTTCCTGATACAGGCGGCACGCAGACATAATGTATTTAATTACCGGAATATCGCAGAGTATTACGCACACGCAGAGCCGGAAGTGCAGAAATTGTTTGAAAAGTCCGCACTCGTAATAATTGATGTGAATGATGCCATAGCAAACGGATATGTGCAGTTGGCAACTGACATCACAGACATTATGGAGGGCGAAGCCGATGAGGAATGATTTCGCAGTTTTCATACTGACACATGGGCGAGCCGATAATGTGGTTACGGTTCCTGCAATTAAAAAGGCAGGATATACCGGTAAGATATATTTCATCATAGATGATGAGGACGAGCAGGCAGAAGAATATAAAAAGAACTTCGGGGCAGACCGAGTGATTATATTTGATAAGCAGGCAGCATATGACCGGGCAGATACGATGGATAATTTCAACGACCACAGGGCAATCATTTATGCTCGCAATGAATGTTGGAGGATTGCGGAAGAACTGGGGCTGAAATACTTCTTGATGCTGGATGATGATTACAAAAGCATTGATTACCGGTACGAGGAAGATGGAAAGCTGAAATATAAGCCATCGCATGATTTTGACAGAGTGTTTGAAGATATGATTCAGTTCCTGGAGGTGTCGGGAGCTGATACAGTGGCATTTTGCCAGGGAGGAGATTTCGTTGGAGGAGTAGACGGAGGAAACTTCCACAAAGGATTATTACGAAAGGCGATGAACAGTTTCTTTTGCAAGACAGATACGCCGATAGAGTACAGGGGAACCATGAACGAAGATGTTGTGACATATACAACATTGAGCAGCCGGGGACACCTGTTCTTTTCAAATACACAATATTGCGTGGTACAGTTGCCAACCCAAAGCCTGTCGGGAGGAATGACAGATGCGTATAAGGAGGGCGGCACGTACCTAAAAACCTTTTATGCGATTATGAGTATGCCGAGCGCTGTAAAAGTCAGCATGATGTATACCACGCACAAGAGAATACACCACAGGATAAACTGGGAACACACAGCCCCGAAAATCCTGAATGAAAAGTGGAGGAAAGAGAGAAAGGAGGATACCTAGAAAATGGAGAAAAACATAACAGGCGAAAAGATGCTAAGCCATATAGACAGGATTGCAGGGGAAAAGAAACCCATAACAGCAGATATATTCCTCACAAATTATTGCAATAACAGATGTCCCTATTGCACCTACGGACGGTGGGAGCTGGATACAGGGGCGCAGGCAATGAGATATGAGGATTTTATCACATACGCAAAAAGACTGGCAGTTATGGGTGTACAGGGATTTATACTGACCGGTGGAGGAGAGCCGACCATCAATCCTGATTTTGAAAAGATTGCAGGATGGCTTACCGAGAACAATTTCCAGTGGGGAATAAATACGAATTTCAATAAGCTGGTAAAGGTCAAACCGAATTACTTGAAAGTGTCCCTTGATGCGTACAGCAATGAAAGCTATGAGCAGTTGCGAGGCGTGGCGGCATATGAAACAGTCCGGGAGAACATAAAAGCGTATGCAGCATGGAAAAAAGAAAACAGTCCTGGCACATCTCTTGGAATCCAACAGCTTGTAAAAGAGCCGGAGGGTGTAAAGAGATTTTACGATGCAAATAAGGACCTGGACGTTGACTACATGGTTTTCAGACCAGTGGAAAGCACCGCAGGAAGTTACTACAGGGATGAGAGGAAAAAGAGAGATGCGGAGGAAATAAAGAAAATCGTATCGGATATGGCGATGGATGATGAAAGGGTGACGCTCAATTTCAAATGGGGATTACTCGACAGGCAGGAAGAGAGATGCACCGCAAGCTGGGCGCAGATGGCTTTAAATGAAAAAGGCGAAGTCATGTACTGCTGTCATAAGCCGTATCAGATTATAGGTCATATCATGGACGAAGATATTCTGGCAAAGAAAATGGCGGCGGTAACGGATATGTCAATGTGCGACATACCTTGTAGAATGACAGCCCCTAATCTGGAGGTCAAAAAGATGGAGCAGGCGAGAAAGGACGCTTGCTTTATTTAATTTTATCGGAGTTGAGAACGAAGCGAGGTGGTGGCATTGGCAAATGACGAAAATCTGATACCTATGAACCGCCGAACAAAGAGCGAGCAAAGAAAAATCGCCACAGCAGGAGGTAAAGCATCCGGGGCAGCGAGGCGTAAGAAAAGGGATATGCGAAAGGCAGCCGAAATGCTGTTGAATATGCCGGTATCGAATAAGCAATCGACCATGAAAGCCACGCTCACAGCTTTAGGGATTGACGAAGAGGATATGGACTACAGTATGGGAGTGATGGCGGCAATGTTGGTGCAGGCGGCGAATGGAAATGTAAATGCTGCAAAGTTCCTAAGAGATACCGCAGGGCAGAACCCAACGCAACAGCTACAAGAAAAAGAATTTGCATACCGGAAGAAACAGGACAGAGAGGCAAAGAAAGCCGAAGAGGATGGAGGCATGACCGGTGGAACGCCAGTAGAAATATATCTGCCAGAAAAGGAGGGCGAGGACGATGAGTAATATCAAAGTCATACGGCCGCAGAAAGGACCGCAAGAAAAATTCCTTTCAACAACAGCAGATATTGCTATTTACGGTGGAGCCGCAGGAGGCGGAAAGTCATACGGATTGCTGATTGAGCCTTTGAGGTATAAGAACAACAAACGGTTTGGTGCTGTAATATTCCGACACGAATATAAGCAGATATTCAACCAGGGCGGCTTGTGGGATACGAGCAATGACGTATATGGAGATATAAAGGGAGCCGATGGAAGATACAGCGCAGGTATGTGGAAGTTCAAAAACGGTATGACAGTTGCATTTGACTATATCAACCGAGATGATGATTTGCAGAAATGGCAAGGTTCGCAGATAACCATGATAGGATTTGATGAGCTTACCCATTTTTCCGAGAAACAATTTTTTTATATGCTATCCCGAAACCGTAGTGTTTGCGGAGTAAAGCCATACATGAGAGCAACTTGCAATCCAGATGCGGATTCGTGGGTTGCTGATTTTATTTCATGGTGGATAGACCAGGACACCGGCTATCCGATAAAGGAACGTTCCGGCAAGAAGAGATGGTTCGTCCGCATTAACGAAACTGTTATGTGGGCTGCCACAAGGAAAGAGGCTGTACAGATTGCCCTTGATGCCAATATAGGCGAGGAAGAGGCAGAAACAATGCCGAAATCTGTCACATTCATTATGTCCACGTTGGATGATAACAAAATCTTGATGAAAGAAAACCCAGGATACAAAGCCAACCTGTTAGCATTGACGGAGGTTGAGAGAGAAAGGCTTCTCCGAGGCAACTGGAAGATTAAGGCAGCCGCAGGCTTGATGTTCCGCCGCACAAAGGTAAATATGCTGGAAGAATTACCGACAGACGTTATCAAGTGGGCGAGAGGATGGGACCTTGCAGCCACATCCGAGGATGAAAAGGGCGACCCGGCATATACAGCCGGTGTTCTTATTGGCAAGAGGAGGAACGGACGTTATATCATTGCCGATGTTATCAATAAAAGACTTAGCTCGGCAGATGTCCGGGAGATAATAAAGCAGACCTGCATTACCGATAGGGCAAAGCACAAAAGAGTTTTCACAAGACTTCCGCAAGACCCAGGACAGGCAGGAAAGGACCAGGCGCAGAGTTTCTTAAAATTCTTAGCCGGTTTTACTGTTAAGTGCATCCCTGAATCCGGGGATAAGGTTACAAGAGCAGAGCCGTTTTCTGCACAGTGGTTAGGACTTGAGGGAATGGATAAAGGCAACGTTGATGTGCTGATAGCTCCCTGGAATGAGATGTATTTCAACCAGGTTGAGAGTTTCCCGGAAAGCAAGTTCAAGGATATGGTGGATGCGAGCAGTTCGGCGTTTACAGAACTTGAAAGCGGAAATACATATTCCGCACCTCCGACAAATGGAGGATTGAGCAAAGAAAGTTACTGGCGAAAGTGAGGTGGTAAAGATGGCCGATAACAAAGAAATTGGACGAATAGGACAAAGGCGATATGGTGGAGTGATTTACGAAGAGTTCCTGCATGAGCTTAGAGGAAAACGAGGGATAGAGGCTTACAGAGAAATGTCTGAAAATGACGATGTTGTAGGCGCTATCCTTTTTGCTATCGAGATGTTGGTTCGACAGACTGATTGGAACGTGGAACCTGGAGGAGATAGCCAGGCAGATATTGATGCGGCAGAGTTTGTCGAAAGCTGCATGAATGATATGCAGAACACATGGATTGACACCATATCAGAAATCTTGTCATTCCTCACATTCGGATGGAGCTATCACGAGATTGTTTACAAACGAAGAATGGGGAGGACAAAAGACGGTAGAACACGAAGTAAATATGCAGATGGGCTTATCGGATGGAGAAAACTTCCGATACGAGCGCAGGAAACCCTTTACCAATGGGAGTATGACGATGAGGACAATCTGAAAGGAATGACGCAGATGCCGCCTCCATCTTACAACCTGTACACGATTCCGATTGAAAAGGCATTGCTTTTCCGAACCAAGAGCCGAAAGGACAACCCGGAGGGCAGGTCTATTTTGCGTAATGCGTACCGTTCCTGGTATTTCAAGAGAAGAATACAGGAGGTTGAGGGCATCGGTATTGAACGTGACCTTGCAGGACTTCCGGTAATATATGGACCGTCAGATTTAGATATCTGGAATCCTGACGATGAGCAGGCGCAAGAAATCCTGAACGGATTACAGACGCAGGTTAGGAACATCCGCAGGGATGAGATGGAGGGCGTTGTTCTTCCAGATGGCTATAAACTGGAACTATTAAGTACCGGAGGCAGCCGACAATTTGATACAAACGCAATCATCAACCGCTATGATAACCGTATTGCAATGACGGTACTGGCGGATTTTATATTTTTGGGGCATGAGCAAAACGGCAGTTGGGCGTTGAGTTCCGATAAAACGGAGCTGTTCTCAATGGCGTGCGGAGCATTTCTTGATATTATCTGCGAAACATTCAACAGCCAGGCAATCCCGGCTTTGATTGATATTAACGGAGAGCATTTCAAGGGCATCACAGATTATCCCAAAATGACGCATGGGGATATTGAGGATGCAGACATCACGAAAGTTTCTGCATTTATCAAAGATATGACCGGTATCGGTGTACTGGTTCCCGATGATGGTTTGGAAGATTACATTAGACAGGTGGGACATTTACCGGAGAGAACATCTGACACAAGAACACCTGATGAGGTAAGAGCAACACAACAGACGCAGAACCAACCGCCAGAAAGCGCAACGGCGGCAGGGAAAGAGCCAAAGGATGGCGATGGAGAAATACCCAGTGACATTACTGAAGCTGCCAAACGGCGGCTAGGGAGGTACTAATCATGGCAATATTGATAAGACCTGGGAAGAGGTTCAGAAAAGCCAGAGCCGGTAACGGTGCGGAAATCCTGAAAAAGTTGGAGGATTATCTGAAAACAGCCAGTTCAGAACCGGTTGAGCTGTTATGCGGATTCTGGAAAGACCAGTCCAATGCCATCACGTATCAGGAATTAAGACAGGCAGTGCTTGATGGAGAGCTGGACGAAAAGACAGCCGATGAATGGATGCAGGACTATTCTTTATTGGTGCAGGGAAAACTCAACGGTATGTGGCAGAATGCGATTATAGCCGGTTCCACAAGCCAGCCAATAATCCAGGCTCTTGCAGATATGGATTATATTTTTTCAACGAAGCAGGTTCTTGGATGGATACAGGAAAGAGGGGCCGAGCTTGTGACACAATGCACTGATACGCAGAAAGAGGCAATCAAGGTATTCCTGGAAAGGACAGTTCGGGAAAGACATTCGGTTGATGAACTGGCAAAGATGATTCGCCCCTGTATTGGGCTGACGAAGCCGCAGGCGCAGGCAAATCTCAAATATTACGAAAATATGGTCAAAACTTTGAGAGAACAGCATCCGAGGATGAAAGCAGAAAGCATCCAGAAGAAAGCCAGGACAGCCGCAATGAAGTATGCAGAACGTCAGCACCGGCAGAGGGCGGACAATATTGCACAAACGGAAATGGCATACGCTTACAACAAGGGAGCTGATGAGAGCGTGCGACAGGCGCAGGAACAGAAACTTATAGGCGAGGTCATAAAGAGATGGAGCACATCAGGCGATGATATGGTGTGCTCTTTGTGTAGTTCTTTGGAGGGTGTGGAAATTGGCATGGATGAGGAATTT